GAAGATATGAGATGAATGGTAAGAAGATCTATGCTAAAGAAATATTGAAGAATCCGACAGAATATTTTACTGATGATATAATGAACAAACTTGATGCTATAGCACAGCAAACCTTCTCTTATGGAACGAATTGAGACTACCATTCTCAGAAATTTAATTTATAATGAAGAGTATTCTAGAAAGGTTATACCTTTTATCAAACCAGAATACTTTGAACAAAGAACTGAAAAGGTAATCTTTGAAGAGATAACTCAATTCATTGTAAAGTATGGTTCTTCAATTACAATTGAAGCACTTAATATTGAGACAGAAAATAGAACAGACTTAACAGAGTCTGAAATTGCAGAAGTTAGAGATATTAATAATTCTCTGAATGATTCTGTTGTAGAGAATCAGTGGTTAATAGATACTACTGAAAAGTGGTGTAGGGATAGAGCAATCTATCTTGCACTGATGGAATCTATTGCATTAGCAGATGGACAGGATGAAACTAAAGGCAGGGATGGTATTCCTACTATTCTTTCAGATGCACTAGCAGTATCATTTGATAATCATATAGGTCATGATTACTTACAAGACTACGAAGACAGATACGAATCCTATCATCGAAAAGAAGATAAGATCCCATTCGACTTGGAATTCTTCGACAAGATTACAAAGGGCGGCCTTCCAAATAAAACACTCAATATTGCTCTCGCTGGCACTGGTGTTGGTAAGTCTTTGTTTATGTGTCATGTCGCAAGCAGTGTGTTACTCCAAGGCAAGAACGTATTATACATCACGCTTGAGATGGCTGAAGAGAAAATTGCTGAAAGAATTGATGCTAATCTTTTAAACGTTAATATACAAGATATAACAGATTTACCTAGACCCATGTTTGAGAGTAAGGTAACTAATCTTTCTCAGAAAACACAAGGCACTCTTATCATTAAAGAGTATCCTACTGCTTCTGCACATTCAGGACATTTCAAAGCATTACTTAATGAGTTAGCATTGAAAAAATCTTTTAAACCTGATATAATATTCATAGATTATTTGAACATATGTTCATCCTCAAGATACAGAGCAGGAAGTAATGTCAATTCTTATTCGTTTATCAAAGCGATTGCGGAGGAACTTAGAGGGTTGGCTGTGGAAACTAACTTACCGATTGTTAGTGCTACTCAAACTACTCGTTCTGGTTTCGGTTCTAGCGATGTTGACCTTACTGACACTTCAGAATCCTTTGGACTCCCTGCTACTGCTGACCTTATGTTCGCTCTCATATCTACTGAGGAGTTGGAAGGATTGAATCAGATAATGGTTAAGCAATTAAAGAATAGGTATAATGATCCTACTATCTTCAAGAGATTTGTTGTGGGTATTGATAGGGCAAAGATGAGATTATATGATGTAGAACAATCTGCACAAGATGATATTCTTGACAGTGGGCAGGAAGAAGAGTATAATAATGAAGAGAAGACCCCTAAAAAATCATTTGCAGGATTTAAATTTAATTGATATGACTAAACAAGTTGATACCCAAAAGTATACTGAGTTTGTAGACGCAGTAACATCTAAAGAATCGAACGATTATATTTCATTTAATTCTAGATGCTTTGAGATACAGAAAGATCCTGATGGAATCCCTGTACATCGTTTATTAACTGCTGCTCTTGGAATTTGTGCCGAAGGTGGTGAGTTCACTGAGGTAGTAAAGAAGATGGTGTTTCAAGGTAAACCTGTGAATGATGAGAACATCTTTCATATGAAGAGGGAACTTGGAGACATCATGTGGTATGTTGCTCAGGCATGTATGGCACTTGATACAGACTTCAATGAAATCATTGAGATGAATGTAGAGAAGTTAAAGGCAAGATATCCTGGTGGAGAGTTTGATGTTCACTATTCAGAAAACAGAAAGGAAGGTGATGTATGAGCTACTACGCATTATTAAGTGTTTCAGATAAAACAGGTATTGTTGATTTCGCAGAAGGATTAGTTCGTGCTGGATATACTATTATCTCAAGTGGTGGAACTCATGCAGTTATTCAAGCAGAAGGTATACCAGTAATGAGGGTGTCTGATTATACTGGTTCACCAGAAGTTCTTGATGGAAGAGTAAAAACTTTACATCCAAAGATTCATGGTGGTATTCTTGCTCAACGTAATAATTCTAGTCATGATTTAGATCTTAAGGTAAATCGTATAGAACATATTGATATTGTTGCAGTAAATTTATATCCATTTAAAGAGACAGTGGCTAAACCAGACGTAACTCTTGAAGATGCGATTGAGAATATTGATATTGGTGGTCCTAGTATGGTGAGATCAGCAGCAAAGAATTATAAGGATGTTGCTGTATTAACTAATCCACATCAGTATGGTATTTACTTAGATTCAATCAAAGGTAATATATCAATTAAACCTGAGACTTTAAGAAAGCAATTTATGTTAGAAGCATTCAGACATACTGCTGAATATGATACTGCTATTAGTAGATGGATGGAAGAAAATGTCTGATTTTGCACCCCTTGATTTTAAAAAAGAAGGAATCGTATTAGATTATAAAACTGCTGGTGTTGATATAGATGCTGGCAATAAGTTTGTAGAAGAACTTAAAAACAAAGTTCCTAAAGTTGGTGGATTTGGTGGAATGTTTAAGGTTCCTGTAGGATACGAGGAACCTGTTTTAGTATCTGGAACTGATGGTGTAGGGACTAAGATTGATATTGCACAAGCTGCTAACGACTATACAACTATTGGTATAGATCTTGTTGCTATGTGTGTGAATGATATAATTACATGCGGTGCTGCCCCATTATACTTCTTAGATTATATTTCTACTAAGAAGTTAGATGATAATGTTGCTGATATAATGGTTGGTATTCTTAAGGGATGTGAGATAGCAGGTTTGCAATTGTTAGGTGGAGAAACTGCTGAACATCCTCAGTATCAGATGAAGATTGACCTTGCTGGATTCTGTACTGGTATAGTAGAAAAGAAAAAGATTATAGATGGTTCTGCTATTAAACCAAGTGATAGAATTATTGGACTAGCAAGCAGTGGTGTTCATAGTAATGGATATAGTATTATTAATTATTTGGCACGTAGACTTAAACTAAACTATTGTAATCATCCTGAATTACTTACACCAACTACAATCTATGCACCAGTGGTTAAGAAATTACTAGAAGAGATAGATGAAGTATATGGTATGGCTCATATTACTGGTGGTGGTATTCCAGAGAACTTACCACGTTGTTTACCTAAAGGATTAAAAGCACATGTAGATTGGAATGCTTGGAGTGTACCTGAAATCTTCTTAGAGATACAACGTCAAGGTAATATAGATGAGTTGGAAATGAGAAGAGTATTTAATCTTGGTATTGGGTATTGTGTAGTAGTTCCTGCAAATCGTGTAGAGTTTACTATGAGTATTATTAAGGATGAAGGTATTGATTGTTGGGAAATTGGTGAAGTCTATGCTATATAATATAGAATAAAATGATACAATGAGAGAGCAACTAATCAAAGCACTATTAGCACATGCACAAGGAGACATCCAGAAACATGTAGCAAACGTAGAAGTATATTTAACTAACCCTGCTGGTATTGGTGAGCACTCTAATATTGTAGAAGCAATCGAAGAAGAACTTAATATGATTGCTAAGTATCAAGATCAGATAGATGTAATAAATAAATACTTCAAAAAATAATATGACTTCTGAGACCAAAGTTTCGCAAGAAAATAAACCTGCCTTTGAAGCATTGATGGCAGCATTGGGAGATGCAAAAGCGGATAATTCACCTACGCTTTACTCTAAATTTGATGCTGAAGAAGAAGGATCCCAAAAAACAGTTCAAGTATTAATAAAAATCATAGTTCCTCAGTCACAAAGAATGGCGACGAGGGATTTTGTTGTAGAAAATTTAGAACAACGTTTGGATAGAGGTGAGACATTTGCTTTGTTTGTGCGACCAGGAACTGCTACTAAACCTGATAAAGAACAATTAGATATTATTATGAGGTATGGTGATCCTGTTAATCAAAAGAAACCACAAGTCATTAGAGTAATAATTAAACCACCAGGTGGAGGATCTGGTGGTGGAGCACAGGCAACAACTATACAAGAAGTTGCTCAATGTGTATATGGTTCTATAAGATATACAAGAGGTAAAAAACTTGAATGTCATCCTGAAAAACCAGAAGATTGTATTACAGTTTTAGAAATAGAAGAAGCATTAAAAAATGTTAATTTTGGTAATGATAAAATTACTGCTGAAGATATAGATGGTATGACGGCAGAATGGAAGAGTACATTAATACTTGGAGCGAATAGAATTCAAAAGGAAATTGGTGGAAGTAATTGGAAATGGCTTCGTGGTGGAGGTCTTGATGCTAAAAGTGGTGCAATTTCTGAGGCATATAAGAGAGTAAAGAAAGCATCAACATCTAAAGATAATGTTCCACCTAATGAGGATAAATGGAATCCTGCTGATATATGGATGGTGCAGAATGGTATGGAAGATGATTTAAAAAAGTTACTTGATATAGAGGGAACAATTGATTGTTTAAATAATTTTTTGGATTTAGCATTTTCTGAAAATAGGGTCAATACTAAATCTGAAAAGGTAGTTCCGAATAGAAGTCTAATAGGAATATCGTTAAAAAAACTTGGTGAAGTTGCTAATTGGAAAATAATGAATGAACCTGATATTCCATATATTAAGAAGGCAGAAAATATAGTATTTAATAAAGTTGCAACTCTAAATGAACTTACATCTTTTTCTGGTATGGATGTTTATTTTTGCTATGGGTTAGGTAGATTCAAAAGTTTTCAGGCAAGAAACTTTGGTGGAACAAATTCAGGTCAATGGCAGTTGGAATTAAAAGGTCAATATGCTGCACAGGGTAAAATTAAGGGAGAGGTTATGAGAAAACTTATGGAAAAAGTTGATTCATCAAATCCTTTTAAATCACTACCACCAGAAGAAGTTCCTTTTAATGATTGTAAGATTACTAGTTCAAAGATAGATAATATTGTAGACGACCTTTATACATTGATGAATAAGTATGTAAAAGGTGGTAAAGGATATAGCAAATTGAAAAAAGATGAGGATGATATGAAGACATCGATTAAGGATACAAAAGATGCTTCATGGCGATTTAGTAAGCTAAATGGATTAAAGTTTTTAGCATGGTTAGATAGTTTACCTAATGGACAAGCAAATAGAGCAATGAAAGAAATGTTTCTTTATGCCTCTTCTCAGACTGATAAGTCTTCTGTGCATTATAAGATATCAGAATGAACAAAGAACTAAAACAATTACTTAAAAACTTTGAGTCTAATTCAACAGGTAAGGAAAGGTTCTCTGACTTTATTATACATTGCTATCATGCCTTTGATGATAGAGCTAATTCTAAGAAATCTGGAAAGAGTATAAATAAATATGATATCATGAGGCAACACCTCATCAACTATCTTATTGACAACGAAAGAGCAATAACAATAGAATTATCCAGATGAAGTCATTTTTAAATTTTATATCTGAATCTAAAGCAGTTCAGCAGGCTACCCGTATGGGATTAGTCGGTGATGGACATGGTGGATGGTATAAAGATGGAGAGTTTGTAGCAAAGACTGAGAAGGGAGTATTAAAGTTTTATAATAAAAGACAGAAGATGGGTCAGCAAGATCCAGCACAGTCAGAGAAAGAAAAGAATTTATCGCAGACAACTTCTGCACCTGCACCAAAAGCAGAACCTGCACCACAAAAAGCAGTTCCTCAACAGGAACCAAAGGGTGAAGGTGAAGCACAATTCGATGGTCCACCTGAAGTTGAGAAAACAAAAGGAACTCTTACTGTTGCGTTTGGTAGATTTAATCCACCAACCACAGGACATGAAAAACTTTTAGATACTGTTGCCACATCTTCTGATGATGGTGATTATGTTATTGTGCCTTCACGTAGTCAGGATAAGAAAAAGAATCCATTAGATGCTGATAGTAAAGTTGAAGTAATGAAGCAAATGTTCCCTAATCATAGTGGGAAGATTGTGAATGATCCTGCAAACAGAACTATCTTTGATGTATTAAAGAAAGCACATACTGACGGATACTCTGGTGTAAGAATTGTAGGTGGTGCTGATAGACAAAAAGAATTTGATAAATTGGTGAACACTTACAATGGTAAGATGTATCAGTTTGATAATGTAGAAGTTCGTTCTGCTGGTGATAGAGATCCTGATGGTGAGGGACTTGAAGGAATGTCTGCATCAAAGCAAAGAAAGTATGCTGCAGATAATGATTTCAAAGGTTTCTTACAGGGTGTTCCAACTGCCATGAATAAGGATATGGCAAAACAACTCTTCTCAAATATTCGTAGAGGAATGAAGATTGAGGAAGGTTGGAATCTTTGGGAGATTGCACCTAAGTTTGATTGGAAAAATCTTCGTGAAAATTATATGAATAAGAAGGTATTTAATATTGGAGATACAGTTGAGAATCTTAATAATGGATTGATTGGTAGAATCATTCGACGTGGAACAAGTTATTTAATTTGTGTTACAGAAGATAAGATTATGTTCAAGTCTTGGTTAAAGGATGTAACAGAAGCAGTAGTAAATAGCAATGCACCATCTGGTGTTCCTGCAAGTCAAAGATTGATTGGGACAGATGCACATAGAAAATATACTGAGACATTAGTTCCTGGATCTTCGTGGGGAAAACAATTCATAAATAAATACAGGAAAAAGAACAAGTAATTTATCTTCAATGGAAAATACTGAAAAATCTTCTGCACCAGTTGCTGCTGGTGGAGCTAAAGAGAAAGTTGAAAAACAGGCAAGACAACTTGCTTATGATGTAAGATATAAAGTTAGAGGTGCTTTGAAAGCACAGAGTGGTGGACAGTCAGATCCTGCTACTGTAAAGAAAGCATATATGGGACAACTTGCTAAATCACCTGCTGCTCCTGCAGTAAAGACAAGAGCAAAGCAAATGCTTGTTGGTGAAGACTATATTAATATGAAGGGTATTGTAGCAGATGGTGTTGCATCTGCAATGTATAAGGTATTTGTTGATGAGCATCATGAAAAGGATGAAGAAGGTAATGTAATTTCACATGATAAGTATGCTACAGCAACGGATGAATCTGAAGAAGTATCTGAAGACGCAACAAAAGAAAAGACATATAAAGTAAGAGTCACAGATAAAGAATCTGGTAATTCATATGTAAGGAATGCAACCCGTGCAAAGATTGCTGAACTTCGTAACAATCCAAACATTTCATCTGTTGAGATGACTGAGTATGGTGAAGTTACTAAGTCTGAAAAGTATAAGGGTTCAAAAACTGCCTCTGTAAAATCAGGTAAAGGTGTAGATTATGATGGTGACGGTAAAGTAGAAAGTGGTTCTAAGGAACATGCTGGTGTAGTCCATAATGCTATTCAGAAAAAGAAAGGTGGAACTCCTGATGGTAAGGACACCAGAAAGGAAAACTATACATGGAAGGAAGCATTTGGAGGATTAATCGAAAAAAAGTCCGAGGAAGATAAAAAGATAACAGGAAAGGGAGTAAACAACAAAAAGTTGATTAAAGTTTTCCCTGATGATGTTAAGGAAGATGTTGCAGTTGAAGTAAAGAAGGAGAATGAAAAGGATCCTAATAGCAAAGCTAAAAAGGAAGAGGATGAAGATCCAAGATCTATTCCTACAAAAATGAATTTGATAAA